TGTTCCTACATTCTGCTGAAGTTGTCCTGTTTGACCGGCTACATTCATTGCAGTCTGTGCAGCAGTAGTGGCAGCAGGATTTGTTGTGTTGTAAGCATTTCCTGCACCACCAATCGTATTTGTATACGCTGGCATAAATACGTTTTTTAGTGCAGATGCTTGCGTAGACAATACATCACGTTGTTCTGGCGTCATTTGCACTGTTTGAGTGCTAGAACCTTTACTCGTACCCATAATCTTCTCCTAATTAGACGCTAACGCCATCATTACCGCCATCATTACCGCCATCATTACCGCCATCATTACCGCCAGCAACTTCCCAATTAAGCATATTTGGGTTAACAAAAGCATTGGAACTTACATTGGTATTGTAAAGATTACTTGTATCAGGAGGAACCCAATTAGTTTGAAATGGTTGCCAACTAGATTGACCTTTCCCGCCGGATTGACCTTTTCCACTATTTGCCGTACTTCCACCTGAACCACTTCCTTTACCTGAAGATGATTGTGGTTGAATAGACGCATTATCCCACCCTCCTAGAGTATTTCCATACTGATTTTGTTGTACTTGTTTTCCCAAAGAAGGTTGATTACTACTGTATTGTTGTGGCATATCCATTGATGCACTAGGCTGTCCAAATTGTCCTTGAAATGCACCTGATGAACTAGGCTGTCCATAAGCAGGTTGGCCCCCTTGTCCTGGGGTTGTTACGTTACCTTTACCAGAAGATTGACTTGGAGATTGACTTGAAGATGCGACTGAATTGAAAGAACCCATGATTTATCTTTGTGGTTTAGTAGGCCAAATAATATTAAACGGATCAGGTTGTTTGGTCACATCACGCAATTCTTGGCGATATGTAGTCCATAACTGTTTATCCGTCAATGGAACATCGGGTAATTGAGTGTAATCACTATCTTGAAGTAATTTATCTCTTTGCTCTCTTACTGTTATCCATTGTGTTTCAGGTGTACGAGGATCAATCCATTGCTTTATTGTGTAATCAAATATGCAATAAATATTTGGTTTAATAGGAAATAACACCAATTGATTAGCATCAATATAAGAAGTAACTCCAATATCTATTTCACATTCTTCATAGATATATTTATCATCAGTATTTTTTTTAATTTCTGATGTAGAAGTTATTCTTCCAATCTCATTGAAATAAATATATCTTTTCATCGTTTTGTCTCCAAAGAGGCAACATATGTATTCATATACACAATGCTTGACCCACCAAAAGCTATATTCGTAAGAGACACACTACTCCTTGGTTGGATGGAATACCACGCATTTATATTATAAGTTCCTGACGTTGATGGTAGCCTTATCAATAATGGTACAGTAATCCATGAAGACTGATCAGCAAGACCATCCCCAAGGCTAACTGGTATATACATTTCAGTTCCTATTAGTGGAGTTGATCCATTATTTATTCCAATGGTAATGTGGTATCCATGTATAAATACACTGTGCGAAGTTATCAATATATTACAAGTAGCATACAGAAACATTGGAGCGCCACTTGTGATTACGGAAATAATAGTTCCTGATGTTTGCGTACCAGTATCTGTGTCGACTGCTGCGGGGTAGCAGCTGACAGCGCCAGAATTTCCCTGATCCCCTGAAGTTACTTGGTTTGCAGCAATATTTCCTGTATACACTACAGTACCATTAAGATACATTGTTCCTGAACCACCAGCAAAGGAAATGTTTGTTGTACTATTTCCAATGGCAAAAGAACCGGGTGATCCAGAATTAAATATTGCACCATTTCCAGTCATTGTTGATCCATCGACTATTGGGTTTGTCCCGGTAGTCAATGATCCACTAAATGAAGCAGAACCACCAATTACAGTAAATTGTGGAGCATATATATCTCCATTAGCTAATACTGCAAAATATGTTCCATCATTTAAACTACCAAGAGTTAAGCCATCTGACGACAAATAAAATCCACCGCCAGCACCAGCAGGAGGCCAAGCAAAAGATAATCCTGTATAAGCCCCGCCAAAAACGACACCACCTTTAATAGATATATTGGTGCCATCGTATTTGAAATATGTTGTTCCTGTTGCGTTTCCTAAATCAAACTTATATGAACCAGTGTTATATCCAAGAAAGAAACCAGCAACTGTAGTGCTTCCATAACTACGTCCTGTTGTTGTTATAGAACCTGAAGTTCCAACTGTTAGTGCATTAGTTACAGTAAGACCGCCAGTATTAACCGACACAGCAGACAATTCTCCAACCTTTAAACTACTAATATAAGGTGTACCCCATACAGTATTTCCTGATGTTGCATCGTATATACCATCAGACTGATACAGTGAATCTGTACTAGAAGGATTTGGATCAGAAGCACCCCAAGTAGCAGTAAATCCCCATGTTGCTAAAGACTGCGCGCCTGAAGGAAATGAAGTATTTCCTGCTGTAGTAATGTTTCCAGAAACAGGGGCAGGATTAGAAGGAACGCGAGCAAAGGTTATTCTTGAAGAAGCCCCATTAGCACCTGAATAACCTGCTGAAAGGATGCTTGCGCCTGTCCAGTTAATAGATGAAGCTACAGCACTTGTTGCATCTACTAAGGTTACATTGGCTTTCCAAAGGGTATAACCGGAACTAGGGGCAGATGTGATGGTTGTTGACCATCCTGAAGGTGCAGTAAAAGACCCATCAGACCACGTATAAGTAGATGTTCCTGAAATAGTCGGGATTGTTGCTGCCCACTGATAAACAGAAACCGTTGCAGTTTTAGAAGCGTTAGTTCCCGTAGAAGCGTATTTACTGAATCCTGTTGTCCAACTAACAGTAGACGTTGTAACAGAAGCAGAATCAACTACAGCTTTTGAAGCTACCCACAGTTGTATCCCAATGGTTCCAGGGTTAGAGGAAATGGTTGTAAACCACCCATTAGTCCCTGTATATGCGCTTGTGGAGTTATCGGCCCAAGTAAAGGTAGAAGTTCCATTCGGATCACCGGGGGTTGCTGTATTCCATTGATAAAGATAAGCAAATCCATTCTTTGATCCGCTATCAAGAAATGAAAACTGTTGAACAGCGGTATTTATCTGAACAATGTATCCTGAACTTGTCTTATATCTAATAGGGACAGTTATTGAAGCAGGACTAGACGCCATCGCTGTAGGATTAGGCCAAACAGCATGATCTGTTGCTGAACTAGGGTTCCCTATAGTGATATTTGTCTTTGTTATATCCGCATACCCTGTAGAACTGGAATTACCTATTCTCCAAGTATCCGCAAGAAACAAAACATCTGAATCTGTCTGTGCAGCAGAAAAGTTAACCAAAACACCTATATTTGCCACATAAAGTACAGGCGCAATAGATGAAAACGAAGGCGTTAAAGGTGATCCCGATCTTGGAACTAATAGTTGATTAGGAACAAACCCACATTGAAGATTCTGCACAACAGATGTTGCAAGCATATCTAGATCAATAGCGGTTCCTGGGTCAATAATCCATAAAGCAGATGTTGGGGAAGTTGCTATTTCAAACTGAATAGACCTATTCCCCGTTGGCATATAGTAAACAAACTTAGTCGTTCCAAATCCACCTGCGGCTTGTTGCCAGATGTAATCTGCGGGGTTTGTAGATTCAGTAGCATTGTTACTATTTCTGATACCAAAGTAAGAAGCACCCGTAGGTACATTACTAAATCCTATTGTTCCATCAAAACTAGTTGCGTATTTAATCGAGATATAACGATACAAATAACCTAAAACTTCCCCGCTTGGGCCTGTTATCTGACCGGAATTTGGATCAATCGAAGAAGTTACATTGAAATTACTAAGTAAATAATTTACAGCATCAGACAGTTCTGAAGGTGAAGGATTTGCGTCAAGAGCGAATGGCATTAGAACGAGTCCTCAACAATCGTTGCTTGCAGGTTCAAAGCAGTAAGATTCCACGCATTAGTAGCATCGTTGGATTCAACTTTCAATGAAATGGTTCGTACATTGTTTTGTTGTGTTGTCACCCAAGGATTATCAGTGTCAATTAAGGTCTTTCCTACCTGTCCATAAGTAGGTGATTGTGCGGTTGAATTAGCCCCACCAACTGTTATGTCAATAGAACCCGTTCCTGAAATCTCCGGCAAAACCCTGTGAACATAGACCTTAGAACTGTAAGGAACCGCTCCCTGACTTGTCTGCAAAGCCATGTTTGTACGCTCAAACAAACAAGGGATAGCACCACTAACGAAAGAGTTCCCTATTCCTGTCTGAATGGGCTTAGAACCGCTTGTTGACCCTTGGGCATACGTTACTGTGCGTGAAGCATATTTGAACGCCCCTGACGCATATACCGGCCCTTCATCCCCCATACAGGCATTAAGAATGTCTTTGGGTGGATTCCACGTCTGTAGATCGTATCTATAAGATAGCATCTTGTTACACCATCCTGTAGACGTTAGATCAGGATAGTAAATCTCAATCTGGTTCTTCTGTGTATTGTTGACCATGAAAATACGATCAGAATACGTTGTACTAAGATTGTTATAAAAGTAGTTCTTTACTTTTTGGTTTCCCAAAGGTGCAAAGTCATTCCCATTAAATACCCAAATATCCCTGCTATCAATCCCATAAACAGATGAATCGTTATTTGTCCAACAGTTGTTATTTATCAGACCACGACCTTGATTAAATAATCTAACCCCAAAAACAGGAGTGGTGGAGTTCTGATAAGCCATTGGTGTTAAAACCACCGTATCCCAATAAGAACACAGATAGAAGTTAGCCCCAAGGAAGAAACCGTCTATCAATGGGCCACGAACCGGAAGTTCTTGTTCATTTGCTACGTTCGTTAAGGTAGGCATCCAAGTACCAGGAACACCCGTATTTGCAAAGGCTTGTGACCACCGTACAGTAGTTGGGTAGTTTGTAGTTATTCCGCTTATCACTTTAGTAAGATTACCCGCAATCAGGATATTTCCTACATTTGGTGAACAGTAGTTTCTAACAAATCCTGCGGTTGTACTAGTAACACCAATGTCGTAATTCCATACCGCATCAGAATTAATAGTGATTTCCGTATTTGTTGGAAGAAAATACATTGGGTTTCTTAGACCATCATTAATAAAGAATACATTCCCTACCCATGAAGTAGTGATATTTACATTATCTGTGTAACCGGAAAGCGCAACATTAGGATTAGAACCTACACCGGGGGTGATGTTTGTTATTCCTGCGGTATTTAGCATATACCACTTACCTTCGCGGGTAGCAGCAATGTAAACAAAAGCGGTTTCTGATCTAAACCCACCTTGCCAATACACTACGTTCCCTGGAATAACAGAAAGAATCTCAACTTCACCCGCAATCTTCTTTATTCCACGAACATCAGATTCAACATTCTTTCCATTATTGAATTCGTTTTGGGCAAGCGCATTACTAGGAACATCGGGACAAAATGAAATCCCA